ATGGGTGATACCTATAGACTGGAGGAAGGGAAATTCAGCTGAACTAATAAAAGTATCCATGAATTTCTTTTGCATTACAGTTCGTATTTCATTTCTGTGATGTTGTATTAGCTGTGGATCCATTAACCCTCACTTGGGCCTGTAGCATGGGTTGACTCTGTGCAACCCAAGGAGTTGTACCTACTCTGTCTCCATGTATGAGTTTCTTCGTTGTATCTCATCCATATTTGATTGCCACCAGTATCACATTTTTGTACATATAGTTTTCCGTTTATAGTGAATACACCAGCCCTACTGTAACCCTCTACATGTGGTAATGACTCTAAACTATACATCCATAATTGGTCTGAGGATGATGGTGGTGCACATGAGCTAAGTAAGACAATAAGAGTAAATGTCAATATAACTTGGATTAGGTTGAGTATAACTAAATTTAAAATGGTTTTCATCATAAATCCTATGTAACTGTAGTTCTAACTATCCATTCAGTCAAGCCCGAACTTCTAGTAGATACAAAATACACCAATTCGTATTGAATTCCTAGTGTATTTATAGTCCAATTATTAGTACCACTTCCGGGAGTTTGAATACTTAATCCATTTGGATTTATTATCCATGAAATTATGCTATTTGTTCTAGTAGCATCAAGAAGTGTTATTCTATCACCCATAACTGCTGAACTTGGCATAATTAAATTCATTGGTATTCCAGTCAAAGACCCACCATCGACCATATATTGTTTATTAACCTCTAATTGAAAATTATTCGTTCTAACTTCTACCCAGTCAGTACCACCTAAACCGTGCATTATAGCACCAGAATCAGAAGTTGTTAAAATTGGTGTGCCATCTTCTGTCTGTATTATTAATTTATTACCACTTCCTGTCGTGGGTTTAATTATTAAATCGCCCATCTGATATATAATCTCCTAATTCATTAACCCTGTGGACATTGTTGGTGAATAAGCGTCATCCCAAATTGCTGTAAGGACATCTCCTGCAGCTTGACTGTCAAGTACTAGAAAATCTCCATAATTGTCTATGATCAAATAGTTTCCACTATCGTCCTTGAATCGTCTTACAAGATAATTTCCTGTAATATCTACCTTTTCCGTTAGGGGGATCAGCTCTTTGTGTTTCTCAATGTTCATTTCTCTTTGCTTCATTGACTTGCCAAAACGTTTGGAGTTTAGATTTCTTAATACGTCCTGTAATTAGCTTACGTGATTCTATATTATTACGATTCCATTCACGCGCTCTTTCAAGAATAATTTCCTTGTTCTTTTGGTAGTAAACCTTTAGTTTTTCTTTCCTCACCTCATCATTCTTCCACTTCTCGGCAAGACGGTCTTTATTCTTTTGGTAATACTTGTTATTGGCTACAGATTTTTTCTCTTTTTTTGTCATACTAGGCCTTCGGCCCCTGCTTTCGCTATGAAATAGGCATCTACTATATCACTAACGGGGTTTGTTATTTTGGTTGCTCTCGGAGTCAATAGTTCCTTAAGATTATTAGGAGTAAGAACTTCAGACATGAATGCTTCATACATCAAGTCCTTGTTTGCATTACCCTTACCTGTTGCAAATTTCTTGATTACAGTAGGCGGATAATTCTTAAATGGTATCCGGCCGAGCCACATTTTATTTTTTAACAGTCCAGTATTCTCTGCTATTGACCGTACACCGGCTTGTGCAGCAGTAGCAAAAGCATATCCTTCTATGAACACTTCATCACATCCCTGTAGTAATGTCATAGTCCAAGTAGAGAGTTTTTCATGTCTCTCCTCCTCTGTAGACCATTCAGGATATGGTTCAGCAATAATATTAACTATCCCACTCCCGGTGGAAAGTTGTTGTTGTCTCTTATTATTAGATAGATAATATAACACACACCTATCAAAATCAAAATATCCACCATCTTGTCCCTTTCTAAAAGGTCCTATATCTTCTTCATAAACACATATTGCTGGAGATGTTAACGAATAGTCAATCCCAGCTATCTTCTTCTGATTCATCATTATCTACATTCTCTACGATAGACTCAAGGTAATGTCCACAAAATGGACATAATTCTAGACCCGTCATATCTTCTGTTATAATACTAAATTCTTTATCGCACCCATCACACAATATTTTGATGTTTGCTGTACCGTCTTCCCATTCGATGTCTGTAGGCATTTAATCTTTCGTTTTCCAATTCCGTTTGTGCTCATTTTCCTCATCTGCTAATAATTCTATCAATTCCCTTGCACCAGGCAATCTTTGTTTTTCTGTGTGACTCCACAGTAATCTCTGACCGAACCATATCTTAAAGTCGTTATGTCTCGGCAATCCTGTAGTACAAGGAAAAACTTCCTCGTCTATCCCTGTATAATTACTAAGTTCTTTAGAAAGGGTTGCTGCCTCGGATTGCATACCATGTACACTACCATTGGTTTGGATGATCCAAGCTTGTCTTTTTATTCGTGAAGCAATCCAACTATCTTTATTAAAAACTTGATGCATTTTTTAGTCCATTTCTATATTGCAATGTAAAATAATAGGAGAATTATTATGAAAAGTTCTACAACAAGCAAAGTATGATACCATACCCATCGTGTTTCATAGAGGTCTTCTTTCCCATCCTTAGGAGCTTCTTGTTTGCTAATTTTTACTTTTAAATATTCTTTTACTTCATCATACCACATACCCAATCTATCTCTGATGTCCATTTATTCCTTATTCCTTATTCCTTTTTTTGGAAATTTATCTTTTACATCAAGTCATTTTAATGTCTTCCGTTTAAACTGTAAAAGATGACATAGCACCTACAGTATTTGTGAGCTGTGTCCAACCAGTTTTACAGGTGCTAGTATCAAACCAATTCATCGGTCCGTGTAAATCTAGTTGTGTATTTGACGAAAGAATTCTATAAGCTATTATTCCCTGATACCCATCACCACCTGTTCCGGGATATGAAACTGTATGTTTTCCACCTGCACCATAAGAGGCACTTACCCTTCCTCCAGCCTGTCCTGTATACATTTGAATATCTATAGGCTCACGCATGTTATAAACTAAGTTTCCACTACCAGTAGACGTGCTGATTTGAGTTCCTCCCCTGTGACCCCAATCTAGAATCCAAAAATTGGCACTCACACATTGATAACCTGTTGGCATTGAATTAAGATTAGCATCTGAATAATCTGAATCTTTAAATCCTCTAATATAAGATGAACCGGCGGCTCCGCCTTGTCCACCCCATGCGTTTCCATCATCAGCACCGCCTCCACCGCCATAAAGACCGCCGCCTCCGCCGCCGGCAGCTCCCCAACCACCGGAACGTGAACCGTTTCCTCCAGTCCAATTAGTACCTGGAGTACTTTCAGCATTTCTTGATGTGCCACTAGCAGTACCTCTTCGGCCTCCTGCATTTTTCTGACCACCTTCTGATGAACCATCTTGTGTTCCTGATAAAGTCGCGCCATTCTGTCCTTTTGTTCCATCATTGCCGGCTCCCCAAGTTCTATTATTAACTCCTCCACCACCATTACAACGCTGGGCAGGCCCGGCGCCCGAGTGTGGTCTACCAGCGGCTCCGCCACCACCACCAGCTACAATAAGTGCATAAGTATTAGTTACTCCGGCTCCTGTGAAGATTGCACTAAATTCTCCACCTTCGGCGCCTGTGTCGTTTGGTGAACCTGAACCTGCTACACCTGCACCAATGCCCCCATAAGTATTATGATTTGCATCTGTAGCTGTTGATCTACCTCCTTGACCGCCTTTTCCAACCCAACGATATAAAGTGGTTCCATCTGGTATAAAATAAGCCGCAGTAACTAATGAACCACAACCCCCATTACCGCAACCATAATCTGTATGTGCATAGGTAGTAGTTATTCTTCCACCACCACCGCCTGCTGCACCAAGGAGAGCAAATTGAACTAATTTTACACCTTGTCGTATTGATGATCCTATAAGTGCCATTAAATGTCTTCCGTTTTATTAAGTGTTTTAGTTATATTTAGTTTCAATTCAAGCCACGACTTGTGGAGAAATATCAACTATCTCACACCCCTTCTCTGAAGTACATGCAAATTCTTGACTCGCACTAGTATAATCTTGTGTTTCATGATTTGTTAAGGATGACCAATTAACCTTTTTTGGCATTTTATTTAATAATTCGGTATACTCTTCTTCAGTACAATCTTGATATGGTGCTTGTTTATATGTGTGATCACTAAATGGTAAGAAACTAATACCACTAATGTCATCAAAATTATCATATACCCAAGCTGAAGTATTTACCCATTCATCTTCCTTGACAGATACAGTTACACTAGGTTTATGTTCACACCACTCTTTTGCGTAGGTATGCCATAAAGACAGCTGCTTCCATGCGGTCATATCTTTCCTACAAATTGCTCCTTTGGGACTCTTTGCTGGAAATGAAAAGACCGATGTGTGTTCAGGCTTTGTGACATCAGGTTCATTAGGAAAACCCTCAGCCTTCATCATTTTACAAAGGGGATCTTTATTATCGGCTCGTACAGTTCGTATATAATAGGGATTATGACGAGCATGAATACCACTAGCACTGTCAACGAGCTGAGAAACAGTTCCACTCGGTTTGACACAAGTAATCGATGCA